GAGGTCCGACAGGGCCTTGATGCGGGCACGCGCGTCCGCGGCGGCCTTGGCGGCCTGCTTGGCCCGGTCCGTGACGATGGCCGCGGACGTGGAGTTCTGTCCGGGGAGCGCCGTCGCCTCGGTCAAGACCATCGGACGGGCGTCCAGTTGGTTCATGAATTCGGTGGCGTTGTCGGTCCGCTCTTGGTCGAAGTTCTCCCGCGACAGGGTTTCCGTCGTCTGGTCGAAGGTTTCGATCTGCTCGGCTTCGAATTCGCGCTGGCGCAGGCGCTCCGCTTCGCGGGCCTTCTGCGACATTTGGAACGCCCGCTGGTTCGCGGCGTTGACCGCGTTGATGTAGGCTTGCTGCTGCTGCGCACGGATCATGCTGCCGCCGACGCTGAGTGCGGTGCCGATGATGGCGAGAGGGTTGCACATAGCCCGGCCTCCTTAGTTGATGATCCGCCCGGACCCGGCGGGCGAGGACCGACCGGTGTAGGCGTCGAGGATGCGCTGCTGGTTCTGCCCCTGCATGTAATTGCCGATGCCGGTGGCGAAGCCGTTGAAAATGTCGGGGAGCATGTCGTAGTCGGGCTGCGCTTCGAACAGGACTTGGCTGCGGGCCAAGGCTTCGTTGGACGCGCGGTCCGCGTCGCCCGTCGCGTTCAGGAGCGAAACGAGGTTCGACTTCTCGGTGTTGATCCGGGAGTTTAGTTGCCCGACCTTGCCCTCGGCGTCCGACAGGAGTTCCGCCAGCCCGACCTGATAGGCTTCGGTCAGGTCCGCGTTCTTGCGGTTCGCCATTGTCGAATTCAGCGTGCCTGCACGGGCGAAAGCGAAGGTCAGGTCGTCACGGGCGTCCGCAAACTGGTTGTCCAGTTGCGGCTGGTAGAAGGCCATGACCCGGTTGCGGTAGTCGTCATAGAAGGCCCGGTCGAAGTCACCGAATGTCCGGTCGATCCGAGCCGTGCCCTCGCGGATGCGGGCCTGACGCGCTTCTTCTTCCTCGCGCGCCCGACGGCTGTCTTCGAGCATCTGCCGTTGAAGGCTATCATCGACCTTCGGTCGTCCGCCAAAGCACACGGGCGTCTCTCCTGTCTCAGAGACCGGGCGCTGCCCTCACCGGATGCGGACGGTGGGTTTTCGCGGCGCTATCGCACGGGCAATGTCGTCACGCATCCAGACAAAGCCGACGAAACATTCGCCGTTTTTGCCGTAATTTGCAAGCCGCGTTTCTTCCTGCCCACCCAAGAACGTGATCCATTTCCGCGCGTCTTCATGGGCTTCGAGGGCGGCGCACTCCAAGCGGTGCGCCCCGGAACGATAAAGCGCGGGTAGGATGAAGCGTCGGGCGTGTTTGGTCAGGGTCAGGACAACCTTGTCCCATTCGTCCGTGCCGAAGGCGAACATGCTCCACACCCGCGGCCACCGCGGCATGGCCCCGATGATGGCGACCGGCCTGCCGTCGATGTAGGCCCCCCATTGGAACGCGCCCGCCGCGCAGACCTGCTGCCCGAAACCGACCGGGTCGTCTCCGAATTGGCAGGCAAAGATTTCCGCGCGGTCGCGCTCCCGCAGGTTCCGGACAATCTCGACCACGTCCGGGAGCGGCGGCTGCACCCGCAGGTCCACGCGGCTCAAGACGCGTCGCCTTCGCGGAAATGCAGCGCCATGTTGGACAGGCGGGCCGGGCCGCTGTTCGCGGACGTCATGCGGACGGCAATGTGGGTCGCGTGCATGTCGAGCGGGATGCGGGCGAACCCCCACGTCGGCTTGGACACGGTGGCGACAGTCATCCACTTCGGGGCCGCGGACACGGGGTCCGGGTTCACTTCCACAAGCCAAGTGCCTTCCGCGGTCACGTCGAGCGCCTGCCATTCCTTCATCGTTGCCGGTCGGCCCGCGTCGAAGAACGGCGTCTCGAAATGGACCGGGGTGGCGTCAAAGGCCGCGGCGGAAATGTTGAGCGGCGCGTTCGGGTCGAACGGGTTGCCGGTCGCGGGCGTCACGCCGTAGACGCGCAGTTCTTCACCCACCCGCAGCACGATCCGCGAGTTCGCCACGGCCACGGCGTCCACGTCCGCGCCGACGTCGAGCATGGACCACGCCGAGATTTTCGAATTCGTGTAGGTCGAAAGGCAGAAGACTTCCTGTCCCCAGACCATCCAGAACCGCCCGGACAGGGGGTCCACGATGGCGAATATCTTGTTGGCTTGGCCGGGGGCGAGGGTCGCCCGGCGGGCCGTCACAAGCCGGTCGATGGGGGAGCCGACGTCCGTCACAGAGGCCGAGTTACTGCTGTCGCGGGCACGCAAGGACCGGATGCCCGTGTCCGAGAGGAACAAGACGTCGCCGGTGCCGTAGCGCGAGACGGCATGGCGGCCCACAAGGCCGATGTTGTCCAAGACCTGCTGCAATGCGTTCTGGACCGGGTCCGGGTCCATGCCCCAAATCTGGACGGCGGTCCGCTGGAAGGCCGCGAGGAAGCTGTAATAGGGCGTGACGGCCACGAGGTCGCCGCCCTGCTCGGTTTCCTGCGTCACGTCGATGATGCCGTTGCCCGCCGCGACCGTCCAATCCTCGGCGTTCTTGATGGCCGAGAACCGCAGGTTCACACCGTCGGTCGCATAGAGTTTCGACTTGTAGGCCGAGACGCTGTCCCCTTGGACTTCCGTGTCCGGGATTTCCGTGCCGTTGTAGAAATGCCGGGTCACGCCGTCGGAGGTCTGCGCGATCACATAGAAGCCGGAGCCGAACCGCTGCACGTCCAGAACGTCCGTCAAAGTCACGCCCGGCGCGACCGTCGTGAGGCGCTGATCGGTCCCATGGTGCGGGAGCGCGCCGACGTTGGCCGGTGCGAGAAGCCCGAAGACGACAAGGTTCGTGCCGTCGAAGGCAAGGCCCTTGGTCTGGCCCGCGGGCAGGGTGCCGAGGCCGGAAAAGGTCTGACGCTTTTCGACTTCACCGCCTGCCGTGACGAAGGCGTTGCGCAGGTCGCGCAGCGTGCCCGGCGGGGCCGTCAGCGCGGACTTCCGCAGGTCGATCCCTGCCGCGAAGTCGTCCACCATGACATAGGGCACGGGTCACTCCCCGATGTTGAAGCGTTGCGTCCGGCGCGGATTGCGCGTCGCGCCGGGGACCATCGACGTCCGGCGGTTGTCGCCGGGGGCGGCACGCTTCAAGAGCATCCCGAGGCGCGCCTGCGCCGCCTGCCCCTTGATCGGCGCATCCTCGGCCTTCTGGCTGGCGAGAAGTTCGGTCGCCGCGAACAAGACCACCACCATGCCGTCCAGCGTGGAGCGGTCCGTGTCCGGGTTCACGAGCGGCCCGAGTTTTCGCTTGCCGCGGAACCGGATCGAGGTCGATTGGTTCGGGACCGGCCAGAGTTCGAACATGGAGAAGTCCGCCTGCTCGGCGGCAAGCGGCTGGTAGGGCTGCCACCGCGAGGGCTGGGCCGCGGTCTCGCCCGCGTCGCTGTTCGTCTGGTTGAGTTGCGCCGGTTCGATGCCGTAGGTCAGTTCCTTCCACGGGTCCGGGAGGTCCGCGGGGCGCGCGAAGACTTCCCGGATGGCGTCCGGCTGGACGGTCTCGGGATAGGCCGTATACCGCTGGCCCGACGGCACGGTCACGTCCGACGTCACACGAAGGTTCGGCCAGTCGTGCGAAGCATAAAGCTGTTCCTGCACGCGGCGCAGAAGCGCCGTGTGCCGGGCTTCGAGGTGCGACCCGTGCCCGACGTCCGCGCTGAGGCGGGCCTCGAACCGGAGTTCCGCCAGCATTTCAGACAGGGTCATGATCCGCAGCATGGGTCGCCCTCAGAGGTTCAGGTCAGGACGGCAGGTCGGACAGGTCCGGGACGGCGTCCGCGTCCGCGGGCGGCGCAGGCTCGGCCTTGGCCGCGGCCTTGGTCTTGGACCCGGACTTGGTTCCGGACCGCTTGGCACGGGCTTCGGCGCGGGCCGCCTCTGCCGCGGCGTCCGCGGCGGCGACTTCGTCCGCGGTGGGGATGGCCGCGTCGCCGGTCGGCAACATGACCGAGCCGCCGACGGGCGGGAACACGTCCGCGACCACGCGGCCATAGATTTCGGTCAGGCGGCGGAATTCGTCTTCGGGCGTCCGGTCTTCGGTCAGGCCGAGGTCCACTTCCGAGTGGACGTGTTCGTTGCCGCCGTGCAGCGTGCGCAGAACGAGGACTTCCGGGTAGGTCAGGGGTTGGTCGATGCCGCGGACGGTGACGTGGTCACGCTTGCCGCCAAGGTTAATCGACGCACCGACGAGTTGGTATTGGGGCACGAACGTGTCTCCTGTGAGTGGATCAGCCCCCGGACGGTCCGGGGGCTGAGAGGGTTGCCCGTCAGGCGACGTCGTAGACGCCTGCCGAATTGAGCTGCTGCGCGACAAGCTGGCCCGTCGAAGTGATCGACCGGTGGAGGACAAACTTCTCGGGCGGACGCGCCGGGTTGTGGGTCTTCCGCCATTCGCCCTGCATCTTCATCAGGTGAATGTGGCGGCTGTCCCAGATGTAGGCGCGCTTGGCGAAGCCGAGGTCGTCCAGCGTCGGGTCGTAGTGGACCTTGATGCCGTCGAACATGACGCCGCCCATCGCGCCGTCCTGCGACCCACGGAAGCCGGTCTGAGTGTAGGAACCCGCGTCGCGGATTTCGTTCTCATACTTGGCGATCCAGTCCGACCCCGCGAGGATCATGTCCGGACGGCCCCCGTAGCGGCGAAGCTGGCGGAATTCCGCCTGCATCGTCGGAATGAGGGTGCCGGTCGCAATCACGCCGCCGCCGTGGGCTGCCAGCGCCGGGGTCGCCCCGACCTTGGTGCCGAAGGCCGCGGTGCGGGCACGGTTGCGGATATAGGCGTTCGCGGCCACCGAGCGCGACATGCCGCCGACGGTCCCGATGGAGGGGTCCGCGACGATGAAGTGCGAGAGGCCGTGCAGCGCCTTGGCGTCCGCGGTGCCGTCGCCCCACAGAAGGGTGTTCAGCGAACGGGCATACCGCTCACCGAGGTCGAACAGCTTGCTTTCCCACATGTTGATAAGGACGGTCGCGTCCCGATCCGAGTGGTTCGACGTTGCGCCCATTTCGTCGGTGACGGAAATGCCGTCGTGCTTCAATTCCGTGTGGGTCACGGAAATGCCGATGTGGTGTTCGCGCCAGATGAAGTTCAACCGGGCGAGGTTCGCCGGGTTGTAGAAATTCACCGTGTCGTCGTAGTCGTAGCCGGTCAGGCTATCGTTGGTGCCGCCAGCGCCATACGCCCCCGTGACGGCCACGCTGATTGCGTCCTTGCCGCCGGGGAACGTCTTGGCCTTGCGCTCCATCACGTCCACGAGCGGACGGGCTTGGAGCGTCTGGTGGAACGCCTCACCCTTGTTGAAGTAGTAGTCCAGCGCCGAATTGGCGATGAAGTCGAGTTGTGCCTGCGTGATCGGCATGGCCGTAGTCCTTCAAGTCAGCCGGTGTGGCGAAGGCCCTGCTTGACGATGTCCGCCAAGGAATTCGGGGCCGGGGTCACACCCGCACGGGAGACGGACGCCGAGGTCGAAGGCGACGGACGCGTGGGCTGCCGGGCCGGTGCGGATACGCCGCCGACGAGCCGATAGGCGTCTTCCGCGTAGCGGACGGCGTCCTCGGGCGTCTTGGGCAGTCCGCGCTCGGCCACGAGGCCCTGCGCAATCACCTTCATGGCGTCCTGCTTGCGTGCGAAGTCCGGGTCCGACGCTGCTTTCTGCGTGGTCCACGACTGCAAAGCCTGCGTCACGGACGCTTGGCGCATGAGTTGCGCCTGCGCCTGCTGCTGGCCCTGCTGCTGGTCTTGCTGACGTTGGAGACGGCTTTGCGTGAGTTCGGCCTGACGCCGGGTCTTCGCAAATTCGCGCGCGGCTTGGTCGGTCATCTCGCCCGCATCCACCTGCTCTTGCAGGTCTGCGGGGATAGCTTGCCCAAGCACTTCACGCGCCATCTGGACCATAGGCGTGACCCGCTCAAGGAACGCTTGGAGGCGTTCCGGGGTGCCCGCTTTCAGGTCCGCGCCAGCACGGAACAGGTCCGCCACTTCCGCGTCCGTCAGATCATTCTTCGCCATGAAGCTGCGAATGGCCTGATATTGGTCCGCGGCAGGACGGATCGACGCCATTTCCCGCCGTGCATGGTTCCGCTGATCGACCAATTTCTTGATCCGCTTCTGAACCTGCGGGCGGTAGGATTTGAGTTCTTCCGCGGACGGCTCATAGTCGTCCGCGACGTCATCATCACCCTTCGCGTCGGTAGTCGTGTCCGAGGCTTTTGCCTCGCCGGGGGATTTCGCGGTGTCCGGGTTCGCGTCCGCGACGGAGCCAGCGTCATCGTCATCTGCATCGGAGCCAGCCTTGGCGTCCGGGGGACCGTCCAGCGCACGCCGGACCGCGTCTTCGAGAGACTTGGGTTCGTTGCTGTCTGCCGCGTCGGGAGTGACGTTGCCGGTGTCTTCGGTGGACGAGGCCGAAGGGGTTACGTCCGTGTCGGTCGCGTGCGCCGTGCTGGTGTCCAGTTCGGCGGGAGAGGTCTGCGGGGCCTCTACAGCGTCATTCGCAGGGGTCTCAGGGGGCATGAGGTCCATGTCCGTAGTTGAGGATGCGCGCACCCTGCCGTCCTTGCGGCCACCAATCAAGACGAAACCGACAAATAGGGGCGGAAAGGCCCCCAAACGCTGACGCCCCGGACAGGTCCGGGGCGTCGCTTGTCTGGTCCGTCAGGTCAGTAGACCGGCGGCTGGCCGTTGGGGTTGTTCGGCGGCGGCGCGAGCGGGGCCACCATCGGAGGGCGGCCCGGACGCGGGGCCGCGTTGGTCTGCGCCGGGGCGGGCGAAGGGGCGTTGAACGCGCCCTGCCCGCCTTGCGCCGCCGGGGCCGCGGCCATGCCGCCCGCGGACGGGCCGGTGGGCGGCTTGGTCG